AGCTTTATCGGTTGAGTAGTGATCTACAATAGTAGTTCCACAATAAGTTTTTACTAATTGACTCACGGACACAATTAACGAGGATATACGCGAATCATCCTTCGTACTTTGGATACTTTCCGAAGTTTTGTAAGTTTCTATGTCTATTAAGTTTGCCATTTATAAGTCCATTAGTAAAAACTCAGGGGAGATAAACCCCCCCTCGTTTCTATACTGTTAAGTATTAAGCGTCAGTACGTTTCAGAGCAACAACAGATACATCAGTAGTACCATTGTTAGCACGCAACTGGTTGAAGCCGAGTGACTGGCTAGCAACGATTACGTTACGCTGATTCATTACTTCGTAGTCTTGCTCGATCGATACACCACGAAGACGTGGAATAACGTGGTTACGAACGTTGACTGCATAGCCTACAGAGGCGCCGTTAGCTTCTGCTTCGATCTGATCAGATACGATTACAGGAGTTCCGTAGATTGCTCCAACAGTACCTGTGATCTTAGTAGCGATATCAGAACCTACGTCAGTGATGTCAGCGAAAGCTGCATCAGCAAGTAGATCGTAGTAACGAGCCTGAGATACAACATAGACAAGATCTGAAGCGTTCATGCCATACTTACCCATTAGCTTACGTGCTGCTAAGAACTCAGCTGCAGTTACTACAAGGTCGGTTCCGCCGCTAGCGTTTGCGTCAAGAACGTCAACTTTAACACTACCTGCTAGTGCTTCAAGACCGTCAAAGCCTTGAGTACCGCCAGATGTACCGTTCAAAAGAGCATCGTCTACTGCGCGAGCGTGTGCACGTGCAACACCTTCAATCAACATAGGCATCAAGTTAATAAGAACTTCTTCGTCAATGTTGTTGTCCATGAAAGTAGTTGAAACAAGTCGAGTAGCTTTCAAAATTACTTGATTAGCATTGTACTGATTTGCATTCTCTTGCGGACGGTTAGTCAGATTACCAGCAGTTGCTGCATTACTGCCCCAAGTTGCGGGAAGGGCATCGGTTTGAATTGGCAATACTTGAGTTTGTGAATTAATAGCAATTTCACGGAAAGCTTGTGCCAACTTAAGTTCCATCATGATCTCTTTTTCGATCTGAGTAGAAACGGTTTGAGCGATGTCAGGAGCATTACCTGAACCAGCATATACAACACCGGCTTTTTCAAACAATTGCTTAGAATAGTCAGTATCCCAGCCTTTACCTGTCATAACACCGAGCATATGACCAGTCATAAACTCTTTGGCAAACTTAGAGAGGTCGCCTTTGCCTTCTGAACGGTCAGAGAAAGACTTCTTGCTATTTTGCATAGCAGTAATCTCTTCTTTTTTCTCTTCCAAGTCTTTCTGGAAAGAGGCAACTACTTCGTCCATCTTTGCGTCTTTTTCGCTAAGCTTAGCTTGAACGTCAGCCATAAGAGCTTCAACGCCGGTTTGTACGCCAGTTTTGACGCGAATGTTTTCGGCTTCGAGAGCCACTGCTTTTGATGCTTCTACTTCGGCTACTGCCTTGGTTTCTGCTTCGTCAGCTGCTTTTTGCTCGGCTTGCTTCATAGCAATCTTAGCAGCTGTATCTTCAGCTACCTTCTTTGCAAAAGCTTCCAAGTCGATGTTTTGATTATCCATCTTGATCTCCTGATCTGCGGAATTAATTTCCGCGCTTTGAGGTGTGTGGTCACTAGCTATTCCAGAAGCAATATCTTCATCCTTAGCCAGAGACTGACCTGCTAGATCTACACGATTTGTGAAAGTTTTTTTGAATTCTTCGTACTCATCATCTGAGTCAAAAGACTTCGCGAGCGAAAAAGTAGCTGACTGATTGCAAGGTACGGAAACAACCGATACCTCAAATAATTCAGCGTCCTTAATCATAAGTCCGTCGGTTTCCTTAATGTAATCAGCATCCTTGACTCGGAAACCTACGGAAAAGGCCCCAAGAACACCGTCTTTTACTAGTTCTGCAACATTAGCAGGTGCTGACTTGCTAATCTTACATTCTAACTCCAAACCATCTGGTCCAGCTTTCAGACCTGTGGCTCTGCCAATTGGCTTGTCATAATCATGATTAAACAAGATAATTGGATTTTTTTCGAAATTCTTTAGTCCACCTTTCTGCCAAGCTTCTACCGAGATGGAGTCACCTGCGCGGTCAAAATCAGCTGTACTAGCCATCCCACGAATCATTACAGAACCATCGTCCTGCGCTTGAGTCTTGAAAGTAGACGTCAGATTAAAGATTTTATTCATATCTTAATCCTTTTTTACTGCTGGTTTAATAGCAGGCTTGACCGTCGCCCTAGGTGAGGGCTTTGGTGCTTTGGGTGTAGTAGGTATAGGCTCAGGGGCTGGAACTACTTTAGGTTCCGGCTTGGGAGCTTGCTGTCGCAAATTAATGTTAACAGCATGAAGGAGGTACTTCCATGCTTTAAAACTTCTTTTAACAGACATAGCATGAATTGCTTCACGAGGCCCTACAATACTTGTATAAGTCTTGAAGTCAATATCTAGAGGAAGCCCAAACTCTTCAAAGTGTTTAAGTGCTACGTCTAGAACTGCTTGTTTTTGCCGCATTGCCATTTATTCTTCTCCTTCTTCTTCGACAGGCCTTCCGCCTTCATCGGGGTTAGTTGCAGAACCAGCAATATTTGCTGGAACGCGAATTTCTTCAGTACCCTCTACAAAATCAAAGCCTAGGGCTTTTCGTGCTTCTGCGGGGGTGATAATTCCTCCGTTTACTAGAGATGTATAGTAAGCAGAAGAGTCTCTTAGCTCTGGTTGAAGAGCGGGAATATTAGTAAGATCCTCACGCAATTCAAAACCAAAATATCTTTCGAGTCCATAATTAATTTTTCGAACTATAGGAAGTATAGTCTCAAGATAATATAATCGCATATTTGGGCGAATGTTAGCATTGTTACCTGAATCCATCAATATAGGAGGGATTCCAAGCGCCTTTAAAATAATCTTTTCATTCTCTAAGATTGCACTTTGGAAATCCATTTCTTTAAAATTAACGTTTGAGATCTTATCGACCTCGATTCCGCCATCTAAGATAAGAGGTCGTCGACCGCCTGCATCTGGACGGTAGCGTGCTTGCCAAGAAACCATCATTCGTTCTTTGATTTTCTCAGAAAGTGTGTTTGGTGACTTGAGTACTAAACCTGGAACAGCTCCATTCTTAAAGAAGTTATCTTGGAAAGCTCTCATGTTTCTCATAAGAACCATAGTACGAAGTGCAGGCTTTAAACGAGGGACTCCACGATAAATGGAGTGAAAAGAGTTTTCTTTAATATGAATAATCTCGTCAGGGCTAAAAGTAGTATCAAACATTGTAAACTTTTCAATGTAAGTCTGTTTATCTGCATGAATTTTTACGTCGGTAGCAGGTAAGTGATAAAGATGTACTCCATCGAAGTACATAAAAATGTTACCATCAATAATAAAGTCAGTAATAAGATTACGTTTAAAGCTATTAATATCCTGATAAGGGTTTGGTGACTTATTCAAAAGTATCTCTACTTTAGAAGCTTTAATACCCGGAACAACACCTCGAAAAGCGTTCTCTCTCGACACTAAAGTATGAATCTCAGCTACGTCATCAACGATCATATTTACGCCGCGATTAACGATCTCTAAGTCTTCATAAGCTCTTTCGTAACTAAACGCAGGCTCTCTTGAAGATTCTACTTTATTACTACCAATATTATACTGTGCAGGATTTAACTTCTCCTCAGTTTCTACAGGTTTTTCTCCAAAAATATTATTATACCAAGCCATGTTTTTCTCTTTGAATCTCGACCCACTTCATCTGCTTTTTTGCAGTGCCTAATGCAGGGTCTTTACCGTAAATTGAGTGAAGTTTTAAATGGTGAGTATGACACAAAGTAACCGTGTCGTCATAAAGCTCAGCATGATGCTCTTCTATAAAGTCATCCCGAAGTGCTTGTATGTACTCCGGATTGTGTCTGTTCTTTGTCAGCCATTGATTTAACAATGGTGTTAAACTGTAAAAATGGTGAAAGTCAAGCTGTTCTGTCTCGTCGCAGATCTCACAAGCGGTGCCTTTCTCATACTTGGACTTTGCCTTGTCTCGTACATACTTTACAACATCACGTTTTAACTTAGGCATGTTCCATTAATTCCTCAATTTTTATCTAAAGAATTATATCGAGTTTGGGATAACTTGTCAATAACTATTTTTGATTAGGTATCGCTAGAAGGATACTTGTGCAGTTTGGAATGAATAAAGTGCGTACCGCAAACCGTCTGCCATGTGCGAAGCCATGTTATGCTTCGGTTTTTCTCTTACTAGATTCGGATTAGGATCCCACTGATAAGAGTCTAAGCATTTTAAAGACTCTTTGCACTCCTGATCTACAAATAAGTTATCATTATCAGCAATACCTGCAACATGGCTAATACCATCAAGTACAGACTTTTTAGCATTAATAGTACTAATGTCGTAGTTCTGTGCAAAGTCAAAACGAGTCTGCTGTGCGGCAGAGTCAATATAAATAAAATCAATATCCCAGCGTTCTATAAGTTTCTGTATTTCTATTGCGTGTTGTTCTGTAGTTCTTTCGCTATTAAAGTATTCGTCAACTAAGTAGTACTTGTCCTCATCCCAATCATAGGCAATTACACACATTGCTGTAGGATCTTTGAAGCCTACGTCTAGCCCTGCAAATACATCCATCTTTGAAGTGTCAAACTGAGAAAGGTCTTTTACTTGAGTCTCAAAGTTAAACTTCCATATCTGCCCTTCATAAGTATTAAAGTCAGCTTCGTACTCCTGTCGAAATTCTGCCTCTGACATCGACTTTCTTGCTTCATTGATGTCAGACTGTGACATACGTGGATTATCAAGATAGGTTGCTCGTATACTACACCACTCTGCAAAATCGTCAGAAAAGCCTCTATAGAAGAACTCTGAGAACCAGTTGTTGCGACCCCGTGGGGTAGATATAAAAAGTGCCTTTGAGTTTTCTTTGTCTAGAGTGGGACGAAGTGCTACGTTGAACGCATCTTTTCCATCAGCCAAAGCAGCTTCGTCAAAAATAATAAGATCGTAAGAACGGCCAACACAAGAATCAACCTGATTAACCGATCCCATACGGATTGTAGAGCCGTTTGATATTTCAATAACTTTATCTTTTGCATTATCTTTTGTTACTTCTAAGTCGAAATGTTTAATTAGGTTTCTTTGCAGATCAAAGGAGATCTGAGACAAAGCATAGTTGGGAGACATTATAAGAATGTTAGAGCCAGGCACTAAAGACACGAGCTGTCCAATAATGTTGGCTATATATGTCTTGCCTTGTCGCCGAGAAACGGCGGCAGAGACAAAACGATACTTGGGGTTGTTAATCGCGTTGATAATCGCTATCTGCGAAGGCAACGGTTTGACGTTCAATAGGTTTAAATACGGACCTATTGGGAGTTTTAAGAACTTTGCCTCAGACCCTAATTCAACTATTTCATCAGAGATAATATCTCTGCGACTTACTTCAACTGCCATATATTAATCTTCTTTCTTCAGTAGTGTCCAGATTCCATAGCCTAAACCAACCCAGGCCATCATTTTTGCTAAGCCGCCGAAAAGTATTACTGATCCGCAGATTCCAATTAGCATTGCACCATCCCAAGAGGTGCGCTCTTTTACTAATAACTTAAGATACTTCATGTTGAGTTCCTCTCTTCTTGTGACCGTTCCAAGCTACAAAACCTGCAAGACGCAGTGTCCAATATGCGAGGTAGTTTAATACTTTAAAACCGTTTACTTCAATACAAATGTCACGGAACAATCCGTCCATATGCTTTTGATCTCTGTATCCAATATCAGTTCCATCTTTCTTCATAAGAGTAGCATACTTATAGCCGTAGTCATGTACTAAGCCTCCCATGAGTAATACTCCAACAGGAGACAAGAAAGTAGCTAAGAACTTAGGCACAGACGCGCCATCAAATTCGAAACCCTGAGGAACTTTGTACTCTACACCATTTAAGCTATAATGAAAGTCTTCGCAAATAACCCACTTGCGACTTCCCATTAACCACATAAGTATACCTTTGAAAAAACCTTTGTCTTTTGTTGCAATAGGTACTGGTTGCATTTTAGGCATATCAGGATATTTGAATTGAATTAAATCCTCTTCTTCTTTATCAAACTTATTTACTACATATCCAATAATTACGAGTACACCAAGTACCGTCCACTGCCAAAAAGTCATTGCTAAATCAAGTAACATTTCCATTATTTCTTTCCTCCTACTGCATCCGCGGCGAAAAAGGCCGATACTAACACTGCTATAGAAGCAAAATAGGTCGGTGCAATGTCAGCAATTAAATTTGCTGCTTGATCCAACCCAAACATAGATGTTAAGAAGATACCAAAAGGGTACAGTAAAAGACCTACTAAAGAGAACCAAGCCATCTTACGAATAGCGTCTCTTTGAGCATCTTTATCTTCCAGCTCTCTACGTTTGAATTCTAGATACATTTCTTTTTCAGTTTCGGACACTTCTCCGTCACCATTTGTGTCTGCTGGATGAAACCCTGTTTTCTCGTCTACCATTTTACTTTATCCGCCCAATACGCCGCAGACATTTTGCCTCTAGCGATATTCTTGGCATGTCGAGCTTTGAAGCTTTTTCTCTTTGCTTTCATCGCTGCGGACTCACCGGCCTTCGGCTTCCCTGCCGTTGAAGCTCCCTGCTGGCCAAACCTTATTGTCTTCACTTTAGTGCCTACTTTGGCTACTACAATGTGAGACTTTTTTGCGTGTCCGGGAGTGCGTTTAGGCTTGTTATAGCCCGATACTTTTGCTCTTGCTAGTCTTGAGTCTTTCTTCTTTCGCTTTACTGCCATTATTAAGTTCCCTTGATAAGACGTGTAATTTTACTTACTAGCATCTTGATTGCCGTAAAATAGGCCCATCCATGCCCATAAAAAATATGGAAAGTATGGTTCTTTTCAATCTCACTTTTTGGGCCAAATTTTCTAGTCCAGTTATCTATGTAGGAGCCTTTGTATCGTAGTACTGCATGAGACACTTTCCACTTACTTGGGCCAACTAAACAAATGCCGGCTTGATGAGTAAGTAGCATCCACCACATTTTAAGATGACTTTCTCCACACAGTCTGTATAAAATTGACAAAGAATAGTCTTCACAATCCCCAACAAACTCACCTCCAGTATCTTGCCAAGACCTTTCCGCATAGTATATAATTTTCCACGAGTCTGCAGCACCGAACTGTTCTTTATCCGTTTTATACTTCCATTTAGAGGTGAAGGCTTTTGCTATTAAGTCTCTTCTTTTAAGATCTTCCTTTGTCATTAGTTAGGTTCCAATCGGTTTTAGGTACAACAGTAACCGGCTCTACGTCTTCGACGTCTTTTACAGCTTTAGCACACTCACAGGGCTCACATTCGCAAAGCTCGCAGGCACAAGAAGGCTCTTTAGATGCTAAAAACTCTTTTGCCTCTTTTTCAGTTGCAAACTTAGCTTCTAAGCGACCCAGATCATTTTGTACACACCAACGGCCTCTTTTCTCATAAACTTCCATGCTACTTACGGCTCCTTTTCTTTGGCTTCTTCTTTTTGGGTCTACCGACTGTTGTACCGTAAGTTCCTCGTCCTTTTGGCATAATATTTTCCTTATCCGTGGGTGCGTAGTAAAGTTACTAGTACACCCGCTAGGAACAAAATAACTGTTCCACCCATCCCTAACATACGGGACTCTATTCTCAGTAGACCTGTTTCAACGTCTGTTAAACGCTGAAAGCACGTCTTCCAACGTTCTTCACACTGGACTTCGTGCATTGCTTGTTTTTTCTCTAGCTCATCGACCTGTCTTGAAGTCTCGAGAAATCTTTCCATATTATCATTCTGTGCCATTTAATAGTTTTTCCATCAGCTTACCATAATTACCTTGTCCAAAGGGAACAGCTTCATTAATCTGTACATTGGTTTGGTTTTTGATATTGCTGCCTTCGGCTTTGGCGAGATCAGCCTGAGCTTTGATCTCGTCAATACGCATTTTATGAGCCATTTGTAATAAATCTGCCAAGTCTTTACTAGAGTATACACCAGACTCCTGGGCTTCTTCTAGTTTGGACGCGATCATTTCATCTAATAAGGAACCAATGTTGTTCTTGTTTCGGTATCCCATGTCCAAGTACACTGTATCAATATACTTTTTTACTTCTCGTTTATTCAGAACTTCAACTACTTGTGTTTCGGGTACCTGCAGGTATTCACATACACCGCGTATATTCCCATACTGAAGATAACTATTCGCTATTTCAAGTCCCTCTGGAGAGATTGTGGTTAATTCTTTTGCCATGATTCAAATTATACTCATTTAGGGGTGTTTTGTCAAGAGATATTTTTCTCAGGTTAGTCTGCTAATGGGTTGTCTAGGGCTCTTTGTAACTTCTTATCTAGTCTGGCCTCTAGTTCTTTCATGCCTCGATCTGTGTCGGACTTTAAAGAATCTCGTTTTGTTTCAAAGCGTTCGCTCGCACTATCTATCATTTCTCGTACCTTTTCTTCTGAGGCACGTACTTTATCTTCTGCTCTGTCCGCCTGCTTTTCGATACGAAGTATGTCGTCTCGTAGTCCAGACTTAATATCTCGAGTATATTCAATTGCTGTATCAAGCTTTACTGTCATTTCGTTATTACGTGCTTCAATCGCACTTACGTCAATGTTTTGAACAACTTCTTTCATATCCATATAGTCTTTGTATACTTCAAACGCTGCCCAAGAAGCACCGCCTAAAGTAGAAAGAGCGGTGAGGACGACAGCCATCTTGCCACCTTTAAAAGTCATTCCCGCAAATTCAAATTCTGCCATTATTTTTCTCCTTCCCCCTCCGCAGCGAACTGCAAGTTTCGTAAGTTTGCTATTTCCTGCTTTAACTTGAATACTTCCATTCTCTTCTTTTCAAGTTCTAGCTGGTATAGAGTATTGCAGTTAATTCTTTCTTTAGGTGCGCCAATCGGTATATTAATACGCGCATAAACACCTATATCGTTTGTTCTCACTGGTGGATAGTTTGTGCTTTCTTGAGTTGAGGCAAAAGGTGTCTCATAACCATTATCAATAAATCCTACTACTCCAAATTCGACATTGGTCGAGGAGCCAATAGCATTTTGACAATCTAAAGTTCCGGATCGTATTCTATCAGAAGCATAGCTTTGAGGACTACTCGGTAAGTTCAAATTAAGAGAACTTGAGTCCGCTCTAAGATCTACGCTCCACACTATTAATATAAGTATTAGTATTAAAACTTTCACTACATCTCACTTTATTTTTGAACATATTCTTGATGCAACTATTGAGGTATCCTTTACACTCGATAGTATTTTTGATTTAGAACATATATACATCGCTTTAGACCTATCCTCGTCACGAATGTATATGTCCAAGTATTTTCGTTCTTGGTAAGCAAGGG